CACTTGCGCCTGCAATTAAAATTGATAGTTGTCTTCGCCTTGAGGCTAACGCAACAACTGTAGCCACTACGCTATTAAACTTATCAAAAGTGCGTGTTGATACCGTAAACATTACAGCGGTGGTTGATGAGATACCCTCACTGCAATTAGGCGATGGCGTCATGGTATTTTCAGATAAGTTAAGTTATGATTACGGTAAATTATTGACGATCATTGGATTTCAAATTGATGCAAAAAGAAAAGAAATTGTTTTGGAGTGCATTGGATGACAAGTAATATTTCTTTAAGTTATCCAAACCGGATAGACGAATGCACAATTACAGAAACTACTGCAACCACGTGGAACGCATTGCTACCACTTAGCAACATTCAAAACCCTGTTATAAAGCGTGTTGCACGATCAACCATTGGCGATAGAACATCAACGCTTAAAGTTAACCTTCCTTATGAGCCGCGCAGTATTGGCGTAGTATCGTTAATTAATCATAATTTAACCACTAATGCAAAGATCAGATACATTGGCTATAGTGGTTTAAATTTTACGGGAGACGTGCGGTTTGATAGTGGTGCTGATTTTCGCGCTTGGACAATTCTCTATCCAATTTATAGCGAGAATACAGCCGGCACAAAATACCCTTGGGAATCGCGCAACTGGTGGCTAGGTTCAATTGAAGAAGATCAGCGCAAAAGTTACACATCAATGGGAACGTATTATCCTGACGATAACGCAATGGTGCGCTCAGTAAAAATTATTATTGATGATACCCCATCCGTTTCAGCAATTAGCACAACCAGCGTAACCGTAGGTACAGGCGAAAAATCCTTTACAGTAGGCACTAACCTAAGTTTTATTGCTGGGCAAGAAATAACCATTTATAAAACTGGTACAATAACAACTTTTGTTGCGGGAACAGTACAATATTACGCCCCATCAACAGGCGCATTAGTGTTAAACTCTACCGCTTATGGCGGTACAGGTTCGCACAGCGCGTGGTCTGTAATCAACGGTGAAAACTTTATTGAAATAGGTCGTGTATTTTTAGGTCGTACAATTGAGCCTAGCATGAATCCTGCTTATGGTGATATTCAGCAAGGCTACACTGATTTAACAGAAATACAACGCTCGGTTGATAATACAAAATATTATTATATTAAGCCAAAAATGCGCACGTTAGCGTGTATTTTAAAACACATTACCCAAGATGAAGCATTTAGCGGATTTTACGATGCACAACGCGAAGTAGGGTTAAGTGGTGAAATGCTTTATAGTTATTCAAAACCAGATTACATTGGCAGTATTAATATGACGGTTGATAAGAATTTTTACGCCCGCACATTTTTATGTAATTTTTCAGAATTAAGCCCAATTGAAAACCCATTTGTTAATGGATTTCAAACGGCATTAAAATTAGAGGAAATAGTTTAATGAGTTCAGTCACTTTTAGTACAACAGTAGGCGGTGACGGTTCAACTGTTACCGATGATGATAATGCCACAACAGGTCTTGGTAACGGTGGTGCGTTAATTCGACTTGTGCCAATGATGCAGCAGGTTGTAAACGTTGCTTCTTACGTTGTTTCAGTTGGTGGTGCGGCAAGCAGTGATGCTATTGATGCATCAGCAAGCGCAGACGCAGCCGCAGCAAGCGCATCAGCCGCAGCGGCATCTTATGATTCATTTGATGATAGGTATTTGGGTGCAAAATCGTCTAATCCAACGGTGGATAATGATGGTAATGCGTTACTTGCCGGTGCGCTCTATTGGAACACAACAAGTAGCGAGATGCGTGTTTATAGTGGTAGTGCATGGGTAGCGACTTATCTCCCTTCTGGTGCTTACCTGCCTACCGCTGGCGGCACAATGACGGGTGCGATTACGTTTGCGGCTGGGCAATTTGGAACAAATGTTAATACGTTTTTATCTACGCCATCTAGTGCAAATTTAGCTGCTGCGTTAACGGATGAAACTGGAACAGGCGTAAATGTATTTAATAATACACCAACTTTAATTGCACCAATTTTAGGGACACCAACAAGCGGTACGCTGTCATCTTGTACGGTTGATGGTACAAATGGCGTTGGGTATATCAATATCCCGCAAAACAGTCAATCTGCCGCCTATACACTTGTTGCGGCTGATGCGGGAAAACATATCTTCCACCCTTCAACTGACGCTAATGCGCGAACTTTTACTATCCCTGCTAACGGTTCAGTAGCGTATCCAATTGGCACAGCAATTTCTTTTGTTAATATGACTTCTCAAGTGGTAAGTATCGCAATCACAACAGACACGATGTATTTAGCCGGCACAGGTACAACAGGTACACGCTCACTTGCACAATACGGCACAGCGACAGCACTTAAAATGACATCGACAACTTGGATTATTTCTGGTGCGGGGTTGACCTAATGAGTGGGATTCAACAAATGCTAACTGGTGGGACTTATAAACCCGCAGGCCCTACCACTATTGGACAAGCGTTTGGTGGGGGATTTTATGCTGGAAAAATTGCAGTGGGTGGTGGAGGCGTTGCTACACATTATTTAATCGTTGCACCTAAAGCATCTGGCGAAAATTCAGGTAGAACATGGGGCGATTTTGGAACGACAACGGGAATAACGTCTGACATTAATGGACCTACAAACTCTGCGTCATTAGCTGCGCTTGGCGCATCATATCAAGCTGCCGTATTTGCTGAAGGGTTATCGATTGGTGGTTATAGTGATTGGTATCTACCTGCCAAAGATGAGTTAGAAGTGCTGTATTATTTCTTAAAACCGACTACTGAAGCTAACAATACTTCATCGGGTTCAAACGCACATGCGGTATCACCAGAGCCTATTAGCACAAACTACACAAGTGGTTCACCAGCTCAAACAAGTGCTGGCATTGGATTTAGAACTGGTGAAACAGATGCGTTTTTTGCCTATGCCTACTATTGGTCTTCTACTGAGAGCGGTGCTCCCAACGCGCGGGGAAAGGTATTCGCCAGTGGATATCAGGGCCCAATCGATAAGGGCAATAGTACCTACGTCAGAGCTGTTCGGAGAATCCCCGTATAACAAAATAGGATAAAATCATGTACATACAACTAACAAACATAGACGCAGACACAGGTATTCTTTGCACACAAGCACCAATGCGCACAGGCCCAGCAATTCCAAACGTGAAAGGCTTTCAATTTGTCTTTCAAAACGAATCTGATTTTCCTATTGCATCAAATCCTGATGGTTCACTTAGCACAGCACCGCTGCTTTATGGGACGTGCGATGACGATGCCGACACAACATTAACTGGTGTTTTAAAAGTGCTGACACCAGCAGAATTTAATGCAAATAAAGAAGCCGAGCATCAAGCTAGAAAACCATACCCTTCATGGGTAGGTGACATCGACACTATGTCATGGCAGCCGCCTGTGCCTTATCCGCAAGACGATAAACGCTATTACTGGGACGAACCAACAGTGTCTTGGAAAGAATTTACGCCAGTGGTGCAGTTGCCATGAAAACTGCTGAATTAGGGTACTTTGGCAATATCTGGGTTAAGCAAAACGTCTTAGAGCTTGCTGGTGAAACGCACGGTGGGCATGAGCATAAGTTTGACCATGTGACTTTATTAGTATCTGGTAAGGTGTCAGTTGAAATTGAAGGGCATGAGCCTAAAGAATTTACTGCACCAACTTTTATCGTCATTCGCAAAGAGCATCAACACAAAATTACAGCAGTTGAAGATGGCACGGTTTATTACTGTGTTTATGCTTTGCGTAATATGGACGGTGAGCCAATTGAAGATATTTACGGTGAGCAACATGACCCAGAATCAGCCAGTGCTAGAGATGATGGGTACTGGGATAAAGTAAATAAAATAGATAAGTGAGAATAAAATGCCTGACGAAGCCTGCCGCCTTGCTAAAGTAGAGCAACGAATTGAAAACCTTGAAGAAATATTTGAAGATCGGGGTAAAAAACTCGACGCCATAATTGCCACCCTTGAAGAAATGAAGAACGAGCAAACACGTTATAAAGGTTTCATTGGCGGTATCGTTTTTACCATTGGAGCATTATTTTCGTTTATCGCTTGGTGGACGAGTAAGTAATGGAATTCCTACAGTTCGCAACCGACGTAGGTTTTCCTATAGCCGCTGCCTGTGTCGGTATGTACTTTGTTTTTTTAACCATTAAGTTTTTGCTTGATAGCGTACTTGAAAAGATTAAAAGCCTTATCGGTATCATCAAGCAACTTGATAGGCGTGTTACCGCTATGTCAGAGGATATTGTAAAAATAGACGTGCTAATGACAGAAACGCTTGATATGCCAATTGAAAAAGAAAAAGTGGCAAGGTTCAATAACCCGCAAGAAAAGAGAATTGACTAATGGATGTTGACGCATTAGCTAAGTATATCAACCAATATGGATTCCCCATTATTGCATCGGGGAGCATGGGTTACATTGTCTATTTCGTTTGGCTTTGGGCAACATCGATTGTTAAGCCAATCCTTAGCGAAACAACAGACGCGCTGATTGAATTAATCGACCAAATACGCCTGCTTGATAATGATATGATTCGCTTAACACAAAAATTAATTACGGTACTTTCTATGAGATCACGAAAATGAAAACAGGCGAACGCGGTTTAAAATTAATTAAAGAATTTGAAGGTTGCAAGCTCAAAGCGTACCAATGCCCAGCGGGTGTTTGGACTATTGGCATTGGCTCAACACATTATGGTGATGGCACACCAGTTACTAAAAATAGAACGTTGCCTAATGAAGGGGCGGCAATCGCTTTATTAGCCGCAACAATTGGGCAATACGAAAAAGCCGTCAATGCAACAGGCGTTGAATTAACACAAAATGAATATGATGCACTGGTTTGCTTATGCTACAACATTGGCGCAGGTAACTTTTTTAAATCTACACTTGTTAAAATGCTAAAAGCCGGTGACGACAAGGCAGAAATAGCAAAGCAATTTTTACGATGGGATAAAGCAGGTGGAAAACCGCTTGCTGGATTAACGCGAAGACGAAATGCTGAAGCGGAATTGTTTTTAACGCCATAATAAAAAAGCCGCTTATTCAGCGGCTTTATTTTTAATCATCCATTTTTGATAGGCTTCTTCAGGTGTTAAGCCAGAGCAAACAGCCGTTGTTTGTGTGTAACATAACCAAATTCTACCTATCTTTTTAAGTCGTGGTTTCATGCACTGTGTTCACTTATAAACACGGGTTGCATGGGATTATCTGCAAACCATTTTAATTTTATCAAATAATCGCGCATGGCTTGATAACGCAAGCCGCCTGATGGTTTACCACTTTTAAATTCATACATTACACGCCCTCTTTTTCTTTTAACTTATCAAAATACCACTGTGCTTTTTTTAAATCCTCAGCACCGTTTTTTTGCTTATAACGCCATTGATATTTTAATATGTTCCCGCGTAAAAATCCGATAAATTCTTCTTTTGTTAGCATAGATTCAATTGCGTCAATACATTCAACAGTGCCGCTGCTATAGTGCGCTGGTGAGTTTACGTTTTCTTTTTGCTTGTTTAGGTGTTTAATGACATTATCTAATCTAACGGGCGAACATTCAACAGGTGGCGTCAATTCTTCATAGCTTGTCAACGTGTACAAATAAGCGTTGTCTATTCTATCAGCAGACTTATGCACAATACCGTCTTTGATTAACTTTTGAACCTTAAATTCCACTTGATGTTGCTTTAAATCTGTTAGCTCGGTTATTTCGCGCATTGTCATGCCTTGACGGTTTCCGCGCTGGAGAATTTGCTGGATCATTTTTTTATCTCATTAAGTGCGTAAGGATGACAGGTTAGATTCCATCTGCCTGCAAATTGCAAATTTTTAAACGCAAAATCCTGTTTAACTGCCGCGCTTTCACACGAAGCCTTATCCGCAAATTCAATTGTTGATTGTGTAAGCTCACCGTGAGTTGTTACAGCGATAATTAAAATATAAGCTGTTGTTGCAATCATTTTGTTTCTCCTTTATGTCGTTCAAAATAACCAAATAAATCCCATGCAAATTTGTTACCGTTGCGGTCAAGCCAATGCAATTCTAAAACAGCTTCTTCTGCACCGCTGGGAGCTTTACTCCAATCTATCTCAAATAAAGCATCGACTACCTGTTGATCTGTTAATTTATCTTTGGCAATCATTTTCCTGTACTCCCAAAGCCACCTGCACCACGCTCAGTTACCGTGTTGAACTCTTCAACTTCTTCAAATATCGGACGCAATACAGGCACAAAAAACATTTGAGCAATACGTTCGTTAGGTTGGATTCGATAACTATCACCGTGTGTCATGCGCAACTTAACCATAATTTCGCCTTGATAATCACTGTCAATTACGCCAACCGTGTTCATCAAACCAACGCCATAATTAAAACCTAACCCACTGCGTGGTACGATTAAGCCAACAACAGACTTATCAGCAATATGGATTGAAATGCCTGTAGGAATTAGCACGGGCGTTTCTGGTTTTAAAAGCATGGTTTCTTCAATACAAGCGCATAAATCAATAGCTGCTGCGCCTTCGGTTTGGAATTGCGGAATAACCGCGCTTGGTCTTGCTTTTTTTATCTGCATAATGTCATCTCCCATTGTGTAGGCATGTCGCCAATCCACGTTTTTAAAAATTCCCGTGCGGTTTTATTTCCGCGCTGGCTTTCTGATAAATTAATGCGCTTAATTTGTATGTGTTCAATTCCTTCATCATCAACAACCAACCTTCTACCAATCAGATCACCGCAGTATTTTGCAAACTCTTTTTTATCATAAAAAAACACTCTCCAGTTTTTTACAATGCGCTCAAATCGTATTGCATTTCTCATGCGATAATTAACCGTTTGTGGCGATAAACCATGTTCAGTAGCAAAGTCTAAAACGGTCTGTTCATCTTCGTTTGGATGGCAAACAACGATGTTATTAATTCTAAAATTATAATTATCACCGTCTTTAAAAATAACAGCATCTTCAAAGCTTGGATAATAACCATATGAAAAGAAAACAGCCATGCGCCATGCGGTAAAGTATTTTTTACCGTTTTCTTTTTTAACGCAAATGGTGGCTTGCCGATTTGAGTAGTTAAAAGACAACGGTTTGTCAGGCGTTCTTTTTCGGTAAAATGTTCCTGTTCCACCACAATAAATAATGTTTTCTTTTATACTTTCCAACTCTTTAAGCGAAACTTTTAAATCTCTTTTTATTGGTTGCACCATGCTATTACCTTTGATGTTCAATTTTTAAATCAAAAATAGGGCGTATTTCATGACAACGATCACACTCCCTAATTCCTCTGCTTACATATTGCCGCCATGTTTTATGCTGGCAATTGGTCGCGCTTGGCGTTGGTGTTACATTCTCAACTGGTTTAATTAATGCCATAGCCATATCCCCGCTAATATGAGTGCTAACACATAGAATATTAATGCTGCAATGTCGTCAATCTCCACGCGCGTACTCCACCATAAAACAAACTATCAAAACAAAAATTCCTGTCCAAAAAATTAATTCAGCCATGTTTACGTTCCTCTCTAAATTTTGCCAATATAAATTGAATATCAATGGTTTCTTTGATGCTGCGCAGTTTTTGACGCTTCAGGCTTTTACGTTCTTCTTTTAATTCATTAAGCCGGTTAAGCAAATGTTCTTCTAGTGCTATTTGTTTCATCTCGCTACCATATCCCCAGCAACATTGCGTTGCATCTCATAAACAGTAAAAATCTTGCCATCTCTTAAAACAAACTCACCGATGTTTGTTTTAATGATTTCATGGTAGTGTCTGTGTGTTGCTGCTATTGTAATAAAGCAAAGCAATGCACCAATTGCAAATGAGCAAATAGCCACCCAAATTAAATCTTTTTTCATTCTACTACTCCAATCCCATGTGTTTTTTCAATAATCCTAACTAACTCTATAATAGTGCATTGTTTTTCAGGCAAATCTATAGCGTTTATTTCTTCATCACTCAAAGGTACACGTTGTGGTGGTTCTAGGTAGACAGGAGCAACATCCGTAACGTTATGCCATGTGATATAGGGCTTATCAAAGCTAAACGCTGTTTGAATATCTCCATAACAATCTTGCTGCTTGTATAGATAACCAACTGGTAAAACCTCTTGATTAAGCATAGCGGATTGTTTTTCGTTCCATTCAATCAATTTTTTTATAAAACATTCCTCGTGCGGCTCAGTACATTCACCAATGTCATCATGAAAATTTTGTATTTCTTCTAGTTGTTTTTGTGTTAGTAAGCTCATTCTACCACTCCCGTTGCGCTGTCATTGCAGACCGCCATAATCACCCGTGCTGGGCGTTTTGACATCTGGTAAGCACCAACAGCAAGATTCCATTCTTCTTTGGCGTTAGCGCATGATTGGCGCGTGTCATAAGGTATTGCCGTTGTTGTGTAGGCAATGCGCTCAACCTGTGTTGTTCTGCCGCGCTTGTCGATGTTTGTGTCTACTGTCAAAAATGACAGCGTTAATGCTAGTGTTGCGCTCATAAAACCGCCTTTAATTTTAATAATTCGCGTTTAATTGTGTAAAGCTCAGTTGTTGCTTTATTGCTTTTAGTCCAAAAATAAACAGCGGTTAAAATAAACACGGCATAAGCAATGCCTGTTTCGTCTAGCATCTTTAAAAATTCAATCATAAATCACCTTTGTATTAAAAAAAGCCACTTGTCTTAGCGGCAGAGGTAGGAGTTGTTTGTTATTGCATTAATGCCGCGTAATCGTGATCGCTTTTAAAATCGTTTAAGTAAATTTCATCAACGCCTTTTTCAGCGTCTTTGTAAATATTAATGTCGTTGTCGTTAACGTGTTCATAAACAATTTCTTTTAATTTTTCTGAACCAATCATTTCTTCGCCTTCTTCATCGGTAAATGAAATGTCGTCAACTAAACACTCACGATCATCTTCAATGTCGTGGTGAAAAGTAGCTTCAATTCTTTTTCCGCTAAGCATTGCTGTAGCCACAACGCCTATTTCATAGCCATCGTTTGTCATAATATCAAAGTAAATTATTGTTTCCATTATCTCACCCCATATTGATTATCAATCAATTCAAATTCTTCTTCAGTAACAAAACCAAAAACTTCTTTATTGCTTACAATGTGCGGAAGCATTGAATAAAAATCAGAAAAACCATAAACCGTATTTTTGTCATCAGGCGATAAATCTGCTGTTTGTATGCCGTCTGCTGTATTTGCTTTAAGTAAAATCATCTCGTTCTCCTAATGCGCGGCTTGCACCGCGCTTTGTTGTTATTAAATTACCGAATAATGCACTGGGCGTTCATATCTGCCGTTACTGTTTCTGTAAACACTTATTAAACGCTCGCCTGTGTTTACTTGTACCGTTTCACCGTAGTTGATGTTTGTTCCAGTAGTCCACTGGTCAACTAATCCTTCAGATTCTAATGCTTGATTTAATGTATCAAAGTAGTTTTTCATTTTTAAGCTCCTAAATTATTTTATTATTGTTTCGCCTTCTTGAAAGCGTGGTTATATATTAAACCTTCTATTTTAAAAAGTAAACATATTTTTTTACATTTTAAACAATAGAATCTAAAAAAGCCTGATAAGCCGCTTCATAACCCAGCGCAACGCAAACAAATGCGCCTGCATCATGTGCGGCTTTTAAATACTCAAGCTGCCCATCCTGCCATTTTGACTTGGTGTGATCTTGCCGCTTCAGCTCGCAAACAAACGATCTGCCCATTGGAATAAGAATGTCGGGCGCACCTTTCGTCATGCCTTCGCTTTTTTGCCGTGCTACTTGTTGCCAGTTGCGCTTTCCTTCGTTTCTGATATGTGTGGCAATCTTTCCATAAGTCGTCGGGTATTCGCGTCTTATACGCGCAAAAAACGTCACTGCTTCAAGTGTTTCACTGGGGCAATCGCCACGAAAACCAACATCGCCATAAACTTTAAGCCACTGGGGGAATTTCATCGTTTCTAAATCTCATGTTGTAATTATGAACCTTGTAAAAATCACCTTCTTTTTGATAAGTAACAGTTTCAGGCGGTTTTGTTCCGTTTATCGTAACAGTCATAAAACTGTTGTAGTCGCGCGGAATTTTTGGCGTAAAAAACACGGTAAACGTTCGCCACGCTGTTGTAAATTCAACTCGCAAACACTCGTTACCTGCTTTGCTAATGGTTGGCTTAACTTTCATATCAAGCACTTCATCGGTCTGTGATTGATATGGATCTGATTTTCGCTCGCGGTATTGCCTAACCAATTTTTCGTTAGGGTCAATTAGTTCTTCTTTGCACCCGCCACAATAACGCGCTGCAACATCGTTTTCATGCCCGCACTCGTGGCATGGCTTAAAACTCCATTTGTAATTGCATAATTCAGACTGACATGAACGGCTATGATGCGCAGGAAAAAAACCGTGTTCAGTTACAATTCTATTTCCTTGCAAGTCTACAAAATAGCCATTGTCATCAATGCCAAAACCCGCGTCATTGTCACGCGGTTTGGTTTCATTCAATAAACCGCACTCAGGACAACGCGCAATCAGATACTCACCGTTAAATTCCAAGCTGTTACTGGTTTTAATGTCTGGATTAAAAACATCACCATCGGGGCAATGTCGCTCGATGTTCTCAGCATAATCTAAGACTAAGCAATCTTGCTTTTCATCGCTTAGACGCAATCCACGCCCAATTATTTGCTGTAATAATGCGGCTGACTCGGTAGCGCGTAAAATTGCAACCACGTCACAATGAGGTGCATCAAATCCAGTCGTTAAAACCGCCACATTTACTAAATATTTTAAAATCTGCGCTTTGAATTTAAGCAGGATTATTTCACGCTCTCGAGCTGGTGTGCCGCCTGTGACAATAGCCGATAATTCTGGCGGTAAAGATTCCATGATCTCGCCCGCGTGCTGAATCGTAGCCGCAAAAAATAACACGCCTTTACGATCTCGCGATTGCTCGATAACATCCGCGACAATCTCAGCAGTTAACCTGCCTTTGCCGTGATACGCCTTGTCAATATCATCTTTGCTAAAATTACCCATTGCATTAGTTTGCATGTTTAGCGTTTCATAATGCTGGCTATTGATTGCACCAACAATAGGTTGGCACAAATAACCTTGCTGGATTAACTCACGCGCAGTGATCTTGTAAATCAATCTATCAAAATACGAGTCGCGTGTTTTGCTTTCGTGCAACGCCACACCACGCAAATCGTGTTTAAAAATGTAACCCGTTGACATGCGGTAAGGTGTAGCTGATAACCCAATAATGCGCAGGTTTTCATTAAATACCTGTAGCTGGTCAATAATATGAATGACGGTTGGCGTTATCTTGTGGCACTCGTCAATAATCACTGCACAGAATTGACTGCCAAACCGATCAATCTGGTTTTTGATGCTGACAGGCGTTCCAACCACTAACGGATTAGCAAGGCAAGTTTCACCAACGCTTGCACTAAACAATGAAACCGCATTGCCTGTGGCAATAATCTTATCGGCATTTTGCTCCAGCAATTCTTTGCTAGGTACAATACATAAAACGTGTTTGCCTTTGCTTACTTTGTTTAAAGAGTTGGCTATCTCAGCAACGATGATTGATTTACCTGCACCTGTGGGCAATTCAAGAACGCATGGCGCGGTATTCTTGCGAACCCACGCAATGCAGTCATCATGCGCCTGTTGTTGGTATGGACGCATTCTCATAATTAAAAAATACTTATTTGACTTTTTTCTGAAATTGCTGATTTTAAATTTTTCTTAGCCATTTCAAAATATGACTCTTTTAATTCAAAACCAATCCCAAATCGTTCCATTTTTACTGCTTGATATACTTCACTACCAATGCCCATGAAAGGCGTTAGAACAGTATCGCCTTTGTTTGAATAAAGTAAAATCAATCTTTCAATGGTTTCTAATTGAAGTGGACAAATATGCTTTTCATCATTATCTTCTCTAGCGTTTCTAAATCCTTGTAGTGTTTTCCCATAGTTAATGTCGTTCCAAACTGGTGATGCTATCTTTTGCCACATATCAACAGATATATCGGTATTGGCTACAGGATCAAATCTTTCACCATCTTTTCTAAACACCATCACATAATCGGGAATACCCACTCTTGACATGGTAGAATCTTTTTTAACTTGTTTATGAAGTAATCCAAGAGCCTTAGTTCTTTGCATTTCGACAACAGGATCTTTCCATATGGTAATTCGAGAATGATAAATAAAACCGCATTCTTCAAAAACTTTTAGAATCATGCCGCTAAAATCTCTTAAGCCGATAAATCCCTCTTTGCCTTTTTGAATTGGCAAATCCATACAATGCACAGCCACATTCCTGCCAGATTTCATAACGCGATATAATTCATTTACCAAAAATGAAAACTGCATTAAAAATTCTTTGTAGTCTTTTGAATTTCCCATATCCTCGACATGATTTGAATATGTGTAAAGCTCGGCAAATGGTGGGCTAAAAACAGTTAACCCAACAGATTCATCATCAATATTTTTTATCAATTGAACACAATCACCACGCTGAATATTATAGTATTTGTTATTATCTGGGGTTGTATCAAATAAATCCGTTGATATTTGGCTATCATTTACGATATTAGTCATTGTAATTCTCATCTGCTCTTGCATTTTTTCAAATTGTTGTTGTTTTGTTTTTATTGCATCAGATACGTTTTTCATTGAATCTGTAGTAATTAAATGAATGTTGACGTTGTTTTTTTGACCAAAACGATATGATCTACGAATTGACTGATATAAACCCTCAAAGCTAAAATCAAGTGATGCAAATATCTGATTGTGGCAATTTTGATAATTCAAACCGAACTGCGCTATTTTGGTTTTAGTGATTAACACTCTAAAATCACCATTTGCAAATCCCAATAGATTTTTTTCTTTGCTTTCTGGCGAATCACTGCCTTTCACTTCTACAGCGTCATTGATTAGTTTGCGTAATACTTCGCCTTCTTCATTTTGTTTTATCCAAACAATAAACGATTTATCACTTGAATTAACTAAATCTGCAACTTTAGACAATCTATCATTCATAGTTAATCGCAGATTTTGATTAAAATTCATTGCATTTGTTAAATCATCATTAAAAATTCTGCCGTTTTGTTGTTTTTCCGTAACGATTTCATGCTCAATCAAATTTAAATCCGGCAAAATGTAATCGTTAGAATCAAAACCAATATCATGCGGTTTTGATAGCATCACTGAAAATGACCCTATAAACTGATAAAAAATATCATTAGCGTGTCCTTTTAATCTCCATTTGGCAGTTTCACCGCCATCATGAATAAAATACATTGCAAGCATTTCGTTTCGTGTCATTACATCTAAAAACTCAGCATGGTTTCCTATCTCCATTGGATCATTTGGTGATGGTGTGGCAGTACAAGCCAATTTGTATGGTGTTTCTTTAAACTTATCAATAATCAATTGTTTTGTTTTACCATCAAAATTTTTCAAAATTGATGATTCGTCTAAAACAACACCACAAAATTGATCTGTTTCAATATCACCTAATTTTTCATAATTGATAATTTGAATCTTTGATGATGTGCCATATTTATTAACATCAATATCAAATTTTTTACCTTCTGCTATTGTCTGACCGCTAACAGCTAATGGCGCAAGAATCAAAACAGGTTTTTTTTCGTATTTGCTAATTTCATGCGCCCATGATAATTGCATAAGCGTCTTACCAAGTCCGCAATCAGCAAATATGGCATATTTGCCATTTTTAATAGCGCGTTTAACAATGAATTTTTGAAAATCGAAAAGATTGCTATTTAGTTTTGTTTCACAAATATCAAAACCGCTATTAATTTTTTTTGTTGTTTTATTTTTTAAAAAATCTTTGTAATCTTTCATGACAACCTCCAATACTCGCTAGCTTCACCCATGTATGGCGTTAAATCTGCGTTAGGTAGCAATTCTTTGACGGCTTTGGCGTAACTCACCGCGCCTTTTTTGACTACTTTGGTTAATTTATGCCCGTTGATATCGCTGTCTTGTTCGTTGCAATCTCTCACAATATGCTCAAGCACACCCTTTTTAATGGCTTCAAGTTCTGCGATCTGCGCAGACAATTCAAAATAATACTCCACGCGGTACGCTGTCGAGTTTGCGTTATTGGTGGCGCGTTTATCCTGCAAATACTTTTCTGGTTTATCACGCTCAATCAAATACTCGTCATGGAAACTTTTTAGAATTGGCAGGTGTTTGTTTATCCACTCGCGATCATAATCAATGGTTTCTATTTGGTCGCCATTTGGACTCCATTGATAAAAATCACACGCGCTCATGTGCGTCACAAATAATTGCACTTGAATCTGCGCATAATAATGCGGCTGCTGTGCTAATAATTTAAACACAGGTGGATTTTTATCACGTTGACCGTATGGGCATTTAATCTCAATTAGTTTATCAAAACCAACAAATCCATCTGGTGAAGCACCTAGCCAATTTTCATAAGTATAAAATCCACATTTTTCTACCATAACACCAGTTTTTAACTGGTAATCCATCTTTGCCAAATCTTCGTGGAACGTGCCATATTCTGTGGCTTGATTGCCTTTAAATTCACGTTCTGCGCTGTGATATTCACGCACCATGTTGCGCATCACATCTTCACGTTTCATAAATGGGGATAATCCAAGTATTGCGCCAACGCTTGAGCCTGTAACGCGATATTTTCGTTGTGCAAACCATTCTGGTGTTCTTTGTTCTATCATTTTACTCACCTTTATTTGCTGCACGTCCATGTGCGTTTGTTTAGTTAATTATCAGAAAGGAACATCGAAATTATCATCAGCAATTTCTGGCGTTGCTTTAATTGCTTGCACAGGTTCTTCAACACTGCGAGGTGATACTGCTGCAACCCAGTTGCCTGTTTTGTCGTTTATCTCCCAAATCATGACTTTAATTAACATAGGTTTTTGCATAAGGTGTAAAAGCGTTTCATTGGTTGGGGCAGAATCAGACTTGGATAATTTGCCGCCCGCGTTTTTATCAATAGCCGCTAACATATTCAAAGCCTTGTCGCGTTTCTTTGTTTCTGCATCAAAAATGCGCACCTTTTGAAACACTTTGCGGTTTTTATAAGCGTCTGGTTTGTTTACTGTCCACGCCAAATTAATATATTCATCGCCTTGATATTCCGCAATGTTAGCTTCAGTAATCATGGCTAAGCAGGTCGTGTTTTCTGGTATCAACGCGATACCACCGCCCGATTCAAATTTACCCGTTGTGTCTGTTGCGCTTTTACCTTCGCTTGTTTGCCAAAAACTCATAATTATTCTCCTAAAAATTTTAATAATGGATTGATTCCGTGTTGGATAAAAATATCGTCAGTTAATCCCATGCGGTTTTTACTAACGCTTGACGCTTCACTTGTGCATTGAATAATCCGCTCACCCGTGCTTTTTGCTTTTGATTTCTTTTGCTCATCTTTCATCACAAAAGTTTCTAGGCGCATAAAACCTACAAAATCTGCATCATCAATGTAATGGCTTTGTGATTTCTTTTCCATTTTTAAGCCATACTGTTGATAAGCATCACTGTCTGGCAAATCAATTGTGTTTAATTCTGCGTGGCTTAAAAAAACAATGTTCATGTCTTTTTTATCCACTAAAATCTGACACGCTTTGCGCACTCTACCGTGCATAGATGATAATGCCTGATAACCAGCACCATACCCACCCATTGCAAGTGCTAAGGCTTTTGCGCTGGCGTTGCCTTTGGTTATTTCGTCAGTAAACAGACGATCTAATTTACTGATTGAATCAATCACCAATGTTTTGTACTGGTGATCTTCATTAATTAAAGTTAACAGTTGATTATAAATATCGTCGCTGCTTGTAAGCAATGGGAAGGCGTCAGGCATTGCACTGGAAGGAACAGAAGATAAACCATCTTCAGCTCTGATAAAAATAGGCGCGGGAAATGTGCTGGCTAGGCTGGTTTTGCCAATACCTGCGCCACCGTAAATGGTGAACAATCGGTATTTATTAACGGGTTTGCTAATCGTGCTTAAAAGGCTCATGCTACACCTCCAGCATAAACAGCAGATTGAAAATAAGAGCGTGCAACTTCATTTACTAAATAAGTGTTAGTAAATGATTGGAATTTTTTTGTTGCGTGTTGGGCATAAGCTAAAGATAATTCTGTGCGGGTGCTTTCGTCAGAATCAATAAAAGAATCAACCATGTTGTCTTGGCTAATTGAATTTACAACTGATTGTGCAAACATTAAAACATCGGCTGGGTGTACGCCCATTGATGTTGCCAAATTAATAACGTCTTGAGAGTATTTCATTGTGTTGCTCCGCATTGGGATTAAAAAAAATAATTTGTTACTACGGGTACTATATTACTAAAAATAGTTTATAATGTAAACATATTTTTTTAAATCTTAAAATACAACAAGGAAAGCACACAATGACAGCAGAACAAATCAAAGAAAAACTCCGTTTAATGAATATCAGCAAAGTATCGGAGGAATCGGGCGTGTCGCGCAATATGCTGCATCGATTTTTGCACGACCAGTTTAAAAAAGAAAAAACACCTTATGAAAAAACCGTTGAACGCTTAGCGCAATATTTGGAAAATTTATGAATGATCTATTAAATGCAATACGCGCTTCAGGCATAAATCCGCCAACGCATATAAATCAGCACGGCATTACGCGTTTTGCCACTACAGGCAAAGAGAAATCTGGCTGGGTATCATTATTTATAGACGGCAAAGGCGCATGTTATGGTGACTGGAAATCGGGCGAGCAACACGTTTGGTTTGCTGATGGCTTTAGAAGTAGCG